TATCCTCAGAGTGCTTCAGGATATGCCACACTATCTCTCTGACAAACTGTGACTTACCTAGCCCAGAGCCTGCTGTGATGGTGACTAGCTCTGCCTCTCTGATGCCATAAGTTAGCTTGTTCAGGCTCTCCCACGGGTACATAACAGCAGACTTCTCTACTGGTCTGTTCACTTCATCCCAGAGACTAGCGCCATTGATGATACCATCAGGTACAAACTTCTCTGCTCCCCAGAAGGCAGCAATGTATGCTTTGGTGTCATTAGCGGCTAGATAGTCGCAGGCATCCTTGTACTCTGGTGGGTTCTTCATGATGGCTGATTTACCACCAAACAGCTCTGCAATCTCTCTCGCAGCCTTCTGTCCAGGTTCATCAGAGTCCATAGAGATGACAATGGCATCGAAGCTGTCTAGCCACTCGTAGGCTGCCTTACAGTCCTTTAGAGCGCCACTAGCGCCATTACAGACTGACACTACTGGGTACTTGCTCCCTTGCATCTGGTAGCTTGCAGCAGCGTCAAACTCTCCCTCAGTGATGGTGACATACTTGGCAGAGCCAGCAGAGAACAAGTGCTGACCGAATAGTCCAGCGCCTTTCCAGTCTCCTACAATGCTATGCTGCTTGTCTGGTAGACGTATTTTAGCCGCAATAGGCACTAAAGCATTGTCAGGGTTGTGATAGCTGAAATAAGTTCTGTCTGGAGTCTCTAGGATGCCGTAATGCTTCACTGTGGCGGTGGTGAGTCCTCTGGATACAATGCTCTGATACTTACCAGTAGTCAGCATATTCTCTACAGCACTAAAGCTGGGCTTTGGTGTAGGCTGATCATCATACGGTATCTCTACAGGCTGATAACCACCCTCAGTCTTTGTATATGTGGCGCAGCTATGGCAATAGGTGCTGTTCTTGTTCACCTGTAGCGCATCACTGCTGCCGCAGTCTGGGCAGGGTTGATGGGTTGCTTCAGTCATTCAAAAATCTCCTCATAAACTCTGCCAAAGCTGATTAGGCAAAGTGGTAGATGTAAGATAACACCCTGAAAAGGCATTACCTCTATGCTCTCTGTAAAGCTGTTAAACACCCACACTGGCCTGCTGTCTGGGAACTCCAGATCAAAGCCTACGCCCAGTCTGTACTCTATTGTTAAACTGCGTCCTAAGATAACCATGCTTTTTTACTCTCCATATTCTTTGCTATTACACGAATCCTGCGCTTACATATTGGGCAGGGCTTAGTCCAGTCTGTTTGCTCTGGATGTTTACAGTAGTTCGTTCTCTCTTCTGGTATGTTGTAACTCCCTACCACTCTAACACGTTTGCCTTGTAACACCAACTGGTCTCTACTAGTTAGAATCATTATCGCCTCCTCTACTGAATACCATGTCATACTCTGCACTCTCTGATATAAACTGCACAATCACTGCTGGGTGTACTTTGTAGTGCTGCGCTGCTTCCTTCAGTGAGAAAACACCATTATTAATATCCGCGGCAGCTTTAAACACCGCCTGCACTTCTGGGTTCATTGTACCCTTTAACATATATTCTCTAAACATTTTAAATTCCTGTTTGTTAATTGTTAAAATTTATGCTACCCTCTGGACTATATAGTAACAAAACAGCCCTCCTATAGCAATAACTGCTAGTAGTTCTACTTTAAAGAGTACTTCAGCTCCTCTAAAGTGTCCTCTAGCGCTTCAATATCTTCAGGGTAAGGAGTCCATTTAGGGCTTTTCAGTTTCTCTACAGTGTCTGCTGCTTCTGTTAGGTCTCTCAGGGCATTAAAGAATCTCTCTCGCAGCTCCCAGTCCTCTAGTTCCTCTAAATGCTCGTCACCGTGTAACAGGTCATTAGGGCCAGTGAATAGTTGCATATTAGTTCTCTCTCTGTTGGTTAAATATCTGCAAGCCCAGCTCAGGGTGTACACAGTTGCGTAGTATCTGTGCAGGGCAATGGTTTCCTTTGTAGTAGATGTTTTCCTCATAGTGTATGCCAAGCCAATCCATTAAAGCCTGTTTACCTGCTAGATTAGCTAAATTAATAAAATTCTCTGGCCTCTTAACGTCTACAGCATCAAACTCATAGTTAGACCAGAAACAATGCCTACCTACTGTCACTGTTGGTGGCACTAGAAAATCATAGAATGGCTTCACATTCTCCACCACCCAGTTACCTTTGTAAAAATGCTGTAGAAACAGTATCTCTTGGTATAGCCCCATATCAGGATAGCTTCTGTTTTTATGGCGCGTGGCTTTTGCCATTCTGGAATGGGTAGGACATGGTGGACTAGACCATATAAAATCAAAGTCTCTAAAATTCTGTCTCAGGTATTCATGGGCATCGCCAACTATAACAGTATCTGCTGGGTGTAATCTTTGATAAACCTCAGCAATCTTTTCGTGGCTCTCTACTGCTACTACTTCGCAGCCCTTCCAGAGTTTACGGTTACCTCCCAGTCCTGCATATAAATTTAATACTCTCATATCAGTTCTCCAGGTCATTAATTATAGTCTCTCTGATGCTATCCTGCTCAGCTCTCCCTACTCTATAGGGTAAACTCTCTATCCATACAACATAGCGCTCTATAGCCTCAGTGCGAAGCTGATCATTCTCTATATCTGCAAAATCCATTAGTCAAATGCTCCTCTCTTCTCTGCATCGTCTAAAGCCTGTATCCTTCTCTCCATCTCATCCTCCATATACTCAATTATCTCTCTTATGTGCTCAAACGCTATATCGCAATAGCCTCCTACTACTGACATAGTGATTCCCTTATCATCAAAAATCTCTGAGTAATTATTAAATACCATTACTCCACCGTCTCCATCGGTATAGACTAGATTAAACTCTCTGCATCCGTCATAGTCTACAAGAACTCTCTCTTTGTAGTCTGCTTTAAAGGTTTGCGTCCAGTCGTGAAACTCTTGGCCCTGTAGCCCAGCTATTGACATAGCCTCTCTGTAATCTTCGGACATCTTCTCTCTCTCTATTGGTTAAAGTGCAGGGTATTAGAGTCTCTCTCCCTCAATAGTTCAATACTCTATAGCCCTGTAGTGTGACCCAATACCAGGTTCTGGTCACGTTATAGCTCTCTCTCTCAAGAATGATCTGCATAGGGCTATGGTCTCTCTCTCTCTCTCTGTAGTCTCTCTATTACGGGAAACAGGTTCGCTCTCTCTCTGCGGTACTCATAGGGACTCTTGCGTCTATAGCACCAGCAATAGCGATGCTATGGCGCAGCAACTACTAGCAACTACTAGCTATAGCCCTACAGGGCCATATAAAGCCGCCTGGCTGCGATTAGCTATAAATATATACTAGGGTACTGGGCGGCATTGCAGGGCCTTAAATCGCCTTATATTAGCTGCGCGCATAAAAAAGCCCAGCTGTTACACTGGGCAAGGTTGGACTACTACGGGGAATTATTTAGGCGCTGCGCTCAATTGCTGGGTAATCTGCGCGTAGACGCTGCCAATGCTTTTCTAATGTCTTTTTATTGTCACTATTGGCAAAGTATACAGTTTGCAGCAGTTTGGTCTCTGCTAAGCATTTATCGCGCGTAATAAACTGATAACCGCGCTTCTTTAACTCCATACCAGCGTAATGCATTTCGTCCATATATTGCGCGCATTTTGGATTATCTGGCAAAGCATGTATTGCATCATGGCAGTCTCTTAATATATGGATCAGACTGTCACTGTCTTTTCTGGCATATAGAGCCATAGTCTCAGAATGCCAATTACCTGTGCCGTCATTATATTCTGACATTGTCTACGCTCCCATCAAAATTGTTTTTAGCTGTTTTACAGTCTTACCAGTTATTACTGACAGCTCTGCCAGTGTGATATTGCTGCTGTCATAATATGCTTTTATATCCTCATCGGTCATTATATACATAGTTTAGCCTCCTACAGCTATTATATCTTTAAACTGCTTTAAATTAGCACTAGTGACAAAAAAACTGTATTGCTGTTTGTCGTCATATTCGCGCTGCTTTTTATTGCTGCCTTTGCGAGTTAATGCGCCTATCACTGGCCCGTCAAGATGGCGCAGGTCTGTTTTGTCAAAATCTGCTAGATTATCTGGTATTGTCAAACTATCACTTGCAATAAGCTTTGTATTAAATGCCATTGCTATGCGGTGGCCTGCTGTAACTGCTTTACGCAATGCCGCTCTGCTTTGTTTACTGTACATACTGCCCGAGAATGTTAAATCATAGTTGGCTATAGTGTTTTTACGTACGTGCGACAATATCTTGCTATAATCGTAAAACATAGAGCCAGGGCGTTGATTTATTATGTCGCTAAAATCTAAATCACTAGTGCCATTTAATCGGAATAGCGCAGGTAGTTGCCCAGGCTTTGCAGCTCTGCGCTCTGCTTTGTCAATTTCTGCCAGTACCTGCTTTTTAAAATAGTCTGGCCTCAATAACATTAATATAGTGCGCTTTGTGGCGGCATTCTGACCTGTAGTCATGCCCAATTGACCGCTATCTATTAAGCATGGTTCTTTACAGCCTGCTTTAGCAGCAAACGCGCAAATAGTTTGCATTGCTACTTTATCGGCAGGCTGTAGATACATGACATAGGAATCGTATTTATCTGACCCCTTTTCCAGTTTTGTGCTGCTGCCAAAAAATTGCATTGGTTTATTTAAATAGTCTAGATTCTTAATAGCCCATTGTTTGGCGCTGCTGTTTATTAGTGTGGATTCTTGTATATCCTGCGCTGTTATATCTATCATGTTACACGCTCCAGATCGAATTGATATAAATAATTAGACCGCCCCATATAGTAACAGCGGCCAGAGTTAACGTGCAGTAGTAGACTCTATTAACCCTTTTGATCTGCCTGTCCAAAATCTTTCCCTCTAGGTAGGCGTGAGCCCTGTTAA